AATTTTACAAATGTAGGTCCAAGATCTAAGAGTTCATCTCTAGTCCATCGACCAAGCTCAGCTTTATCCTCAGTAAAACGTTCCTTCCATAAATATTTAGCTGCGAATTTCCATGTTTTTACCTTTTGATTTGGCGCCAACTTGACAGGTGGCACCTTCATATTGGCTTGACTGAGTATACTCAACATATCCTACATTAACCTTAGGATTTTTTCTATAAGCTAAATATAGAATGAAGATTCATATCGTAGGAGCTGGTCCAACTGGATTATCTCTCGCATGGGAAATCTTACGTACAGGAGACCACGATGTTACCATTTACGATAGAAAGGTATCAGCTGGTGGTTCTTGGTGGGAACCTAATGTAGAATCACGAGATCTTCATGCACATAGAATTGTATTCGATAGAGCATTTATAAACGCACGATCCTTTTTCGAAGAAATGAAGATTGATTGGAACACTATGTTTGAAGTTGAAAAAGATGCCGGTGTTTGGGATTTTACGCTCAAAAGTTTAGAATATGACGATTATAAAACCCTAATAGCTCTCATATCTAGGGTTCTTTGGGATCCTAAAAAGTTTAAAAGTATATCAGTGAAAGATGCCATAGGACCCCTAACCGAAAGGGCTAAAGATCTCATAGAACATCTCCCTCTCATAATGGATGGTGTTACTTGGGATGTTATGTCTGCGTATGAACTCGTGAATAATTGGAATCATGTTTTACTTTCCAAACGTTACACACAACGTGTTTCTGGTAAAGTCATGTGTGACGCGATGGAAGAAGCGCTTCTCAAAGCTGGTGCCAATTTTGTTTTTGGTGCTGAACTTTTAGATGTTCAATACGGTAAGAAAGATTTTGTGGCAAAGTTTTCAGATGAAAGAATGATAAAAGATGGAATACTCTTTTTATGTCTAGATAATAGCCCCGCTCTAGATCTACTTGGCAATAATTGGGGACCTGACGCAGATGCGAAACTTAGAAGAAGTACATATGGTGCTATAAATGTTCTATTGGATTACGATCAACCAATTAAAATGAAATCAGATTTAGAAGTTTCCATAGAAACCAAGTGGAACTTACAACCAAAGGTACTCAGTGATGGTAAGACCGTATCATGTGTTATTTGTGATCTTGGTAAAGAGGTACTCAGTTCTGACCCAGAAACTATCAAAAATGAAGTCGTTAGACAGCTTGGATTGCCACAACCCACTTCTATCAGGATTGGCTGGGGTGCTGAATGGAAAGAGAATAAATGGAACTTCTCACAATCATCGGGTGTTCTCAGCCTTGAAGGTCAACTCCCCTTCTTTGGAAAATGTTCAAAGGTTGCCATGTGTGGTATGATGTCCCCTAGACATACACCTTACTCCAGCATTGAAGCATCAGTTGAAGTTTCGCGAGCCCTAAGTCATATGTGTTTCGGAACTAGAAAACCCCTGAAACCTATTTTGGTCACCCACGTTGGAATATTAACTTTAGTGTTACTTATAGTTTTACTTTTAGTGTATCGTAGATGAAGTTCGTAGCTAAAGTATATGAACCATTTTATGATCATAATGATAAAAAGTATATACGTTTTGTGATTCCTCAAAAAGTTTCAGAAATCATAGAACGTATGCATGCGAGTAGGATGCATCTCCTCGTAAATCAAAACGCAGACAATCCACTAGATGGTAAGATACTCACAGTCAAAGTACCATTCCGTTACCGAAGGGTTATGTGTAAATTTGAAGGAAAACCTATACAATCTCTCACAAAGGATGATGAAGTTGATGTTGATTAGATTTCAAGGGTATTTGGAATGTTGGAAATCATTCAGGATTTTCTTGGGTACTCTCTTCTTCAATCTTTTCAAGTCCCTGATCAGGAAGCTCTATATTATCTACACCAGCCTTTTTTAGGTCAGTGAATGTCTTTAACATTCCTTGAAGCCTAAAAACTTCTTGAGTCATTTGTTCAATAGTGTTCTGAAGTCTGTTAATGTTCTCGTCAATATTTAAAGTGGGCATCGTGTACTTATTTAAAGTTTCACATCTTTAAATAAGTATGCTCACTCGAACAGGTTATTTAGTCAATTCGGGTCCAATTCCTGAAATTAAAAAAGAACTTACCGTAAGACCTGTGGTCAATGGGGACTATGGATTTCCTCCGCCGCCTTTCAAAGTTTTCCGAGCAACTAAGACAGGAGTCTGTGTTCCCAGATTCTATGGAACTTCTAAACTTGGAGAACCCCAAGAAGACAAGAGACCAGAGCCAACCCGTATCAATACCAAGTTTGTTGGGAAACTTCGAGATACCACACACCAAAACGATGCACTACGAGCAGCAATTAAAGCTGGCCACGGCGTCCTTTCTTTACCATGTGGGTACGGCAAAACGACGGTATCCTTGGCCATAGCATGTAAATTGGGGTACAGAACTATGATTGTAGTTCATAAACAATTTTTAGCCGATCAGTGGAGAGAACGTATTCAACAGTTTTGTCCAGGTGCCACTATAGGTATTGTGCAACAAGATAAGAANGAGGTTGANTGTGATTTTGTCATCGCTATGCTTCAATCACTTTCCCTGAAGGAGTACAGTTTCACGGATTTTGAGAGTGTAGGAACTCTCATAGTGGATGAGGCGCATCACATTTGTGCCAAGGTTTTCAGTCAGTCACTCTTCAAAATGTGCCCCAAACATATATTTGGACTCTCAGCGACACCTGAGAGGAAAGATGGACTCACTAAAGTTTTACATTGGTTTATGGGTCCCACTTTCTTCGCAGTAGAACGCAAAAATCAGGAACAAGTTGAGGTTTTCCCAGTTGTATATGATTCCCCAAACTATAAGAATCCACCCCCATCTATGAGAAACGGTAAAATCTCAATGCCGAACATGATCACAGAACTTGTGGAAGATCGCCGACGTAACCAAATGCTCGTAGAACTTGTTAAAAAGGCATCAGCAGGTACGAGACAGTTACTTGTTTTGAGTGATAGACGTTTTCATTGTGAGTTCCTTCATCAATGCTTTCCCAAAACATCTGGATTGTACATGGGTGGTATGAAGGAGGCGCAACTTCAAGAATCTTCAAAGAAGAAGATCATTTTCGCAACGTTCAGTCAAGCGCACGAAGGCTTAGATATCCCCACCCTAGACACAGTTATTTTAGCTTCACCCAAATCCGATATTACCCAAAGTATTGGGCGTATTATGAGAGAAACAAAAGGTAAAAAGAACGATCCACACATTTACGATGTCCATGATCCTTGGTCTATCTTTACAGCGATGTATTACAAGAGACTCAAGATCTATAGACAAGGTGGATTCAATATACGTGGCAAGCATTCAGAGGAGCCCAAGAGTGAGTTTACTCAGGGAAAGTGTCTGTTTTTATAATCTGACTAATTAATAAATGTCGGGTGCATTAATACAACTCGTTTCTAAGGGGGTGCAGGATGCCTACATCATAAGTGACGAAGGACATTCATTTTTTCGTACGAAGTTTACACGTCATACGAATTTTTCTCAAGCTCCCAAATACATTAAGACTGTGAATACCACAGATACGTCTATTACGATACCCGTTCTTGGTGATATCATAAACGGTATTTGGTTAGAGTCGGCCACTAGAAATGCTAATATAGCTTCAAATCTTTTCTACAACTCTACAATTTCTCTTTTTATTGGTGGACAAAAAATAGATTCCCAACACTATGACTATTTCTCTGATATATGGACGAATTATCTGGCTGATACATACACAAAGGGACAGGAATTAAACAACAAAACATCAACCTCGTGTCATACCTTTCTCCCCCTTCACTTTTTTTTCTGTGATCACAAAGCGTTTTTACCTCTCATAGCCCTCCAACATCATCAAGTCGAGATAAAGATAGACTTCGATGAAACAAATATAGCTGGTCTAGATGTGAGTGAGAAATCAGCAAAGGTGTATGGTAATTATATATATCTAGACAAAGATGAAAGAGAAACATTCACCAAGAGGCAAATGGATTTTATAGTAACCCAAGTCCAGGGATTTAAAACCGAATTACTCACTGTTACGAATAACAACACTGATATAGGTGGTCACAACCGTATTGATCTTTCCAACTTTAATCACCCAGTGAAATCACTATTTTGGGGATTCAACGCTTCTAATGAAAATTTTGCGGATGACCGTTTTACATTTCTTGAAGCCGATTTACAAATCAATGGTACACATTTATTTGAAAAGATGACCCCAGTCTACTTTCACACGGTTCAAAATTATTACAAATCTTCTTATGGTCATTCAGACTTTATTCCAGAAACTGAAGTACTTTTCAACACTAGATATTTCGCGTACCACTTTTGCCTAAATGCTTCTGAGTATAACCCCTCAGGAACCCTAAACTTTAGTCGCATAGATAACGCAGTCCTGTCTCTTAATGGTGTAGAAAAGGGAGTCCTTAGACCAGAGGGACAAGAACTTTTCGTGTACGCAGTAAACTACAATGTGTTAAGAATTCGTAATGGACTTGCTGGAATTTTATTCGGTAACTAATGTATAGATGGGCAGAACAGTACGTTTCGATCAGATTTTCGTCACGAGTCTAGACGCTGCACCACGAGAGACCGACGTTCTAAGTGGTCTCGCCAGTATTGATGCTGGTGAAATTACAGCAGATCAAATTCAAGTTGCCAATCTTACTATTACCAATAAGGTTACTGCGAGTGTAGAAAGTACGGAGTTTACGGGTCTTACCAACGTGTTCCGTTTTACGGCAACGCAAGTTGGTATAGGCACTGATAACCCAATTAACGAGTTTCAATTAGGTTCAGATAGTGTGATTATGAATAGGGGTCTACAGGATTTGGTTACCATTCAGGGTAATACAGTTTCAACGAACTTATTTGCGACTAGTACCCTCAAGACGACAAATGATAAATTTTTTGCGGATGCTAATGCTTCAAATGTTTTGAAGATCACTGGTAATACGTTTTCTACAAATGCGGCTATAGGTACACATCTTTTGGTTGGTAACGAGGCAGCGAGTGATGGTTCTAATATAGCCGTGTTTGAAAAGGGTAATGTTGTCGTTAGAGATGGTTTCTTGAGAGTATTTGGTGATGTTGATATCACTGGTAACTTGGCGATCACAGAGATTCCAGATTATACGAGTGTTAATAATTTGGTCGTCTCCAATGCCGTTATACAGATGGCATTCGGTAACAATGGAACGTATGATATGGCTTTACTTATGAAAGATGTAGATGAAAAATCTAACATATTTTTTGGGTACACACATACCGGGGATAAAATGAGACTCTCTAGAACATATGGTGGCCCTACAACAGCGACGTTTGATTCCATATTAGATACTTCTAACACTGTAAATCTTCATGTGTATGGTGACATATATACACAAAACAATGTGGGAATCGCAAACTCTTCGCCAACTTTATCACTTTCAGTTGGTTCAAATGTACACATAGATGACACAGCTACTACATCTAGTAATGTATTATACGCAAATGGTTTTGGGTTCTTTGAGGGTTTGAGAATTGGTGATAGTGGACTCACAGTTGGTAGCTTGATTACCTTAGACGCCGATGCAGCTATACCAATGGTTGTATCATCAACAATTCAATCCCAAGGTTTACAGACAACTGGAGTAGATGGGAACGGGGATGGTATACCATCTGGTATAGCAAACACAGCGTCAACAAATATGCTGTCAATTGGTGATAAGATATTTATCAACTCAGATTCTGCTAATCTTATAACGGTTCTCGGTAATACAGCGACAGGTCGTCTTATTACTGAGTCTATTCTAGTCCAAGATTTCATTGAGGTTGAAGGTGAATCTGGTATTTCATCCGCTGCGAATGTAATTATTCACGGTGACATAAATGGTGAAGATTCTGTGTCGAATACTTTAAGTCTTCGGTGTGGTCCTCTTACAGCAAACATAAGTGCTATTGAACTCAATGGTGCGAAAACATCGGCGAGTCATCAAACGGTTGTTTTAAAAACTAAAAACACTGAGAGAATGCGAGTCGCATCTGGTGGAAACATTGGTATATCCAACACTGAACCAGATGAACTTCTGACACTTGGTGGTAACCTGAAACTCATTGAAAGTAACACTGCTATATTCGGAAACGACGCAAACTTCTTAAAAATTTCTACAGACATCACAAATGATCAAACCAAGGTTCAAAATCTGGTGGGAAGTGGTAAAGGTCTCAACTTTTATGTCAGTAGTACGACTGATATGAGTACACCAAAACTCACGATCCTTGAGTCAAGTAACGTGGGTTTGAATACAATGAATCCAGAAGGTCTTTTACATACAAATGGTGGAACTGTGTTTATTAATGATCAAGTTACACATAGGGGTAGTGTAAGTCATTTGGATACACCCATGGTTGTTACAAATACAACCCCCATTGTGGGAACTTCAGACTTTAAGAATGTTCTTCAACTTTCACGTGAGGGTGGTACATCTAGTCAAAATGCGGTTAGAGGTGTATTTACGATGGGTAAACATGCGCTTACGGGGAGTGATGGTTCCGGGACTTCGCGTTCCCAGTTGAACTTATCCCTAGCGAGTGACAATTACTCCACCCAAGGACATATTATGACATGGAGAAGCGATAAGCGCGTAGGTATAGGTACAACTCGACCCACATCCCACCTTGAAATACTTACAACCGGTATAGGAAATCCAACAACTAATGGTGTACTGGTGCATAGTGAACAGATTAACAATTCTGCGGATGATGCAATTGTAGCTATGAGATCAGATACTTTAAGTTCAAACTCATTTGCTTCGTTTATTCAAGCTGATGGTATCACCGGTAACCCCACTGGTTATTCTATGGGTATAACCGCTTTGGGTGGTGATTTTAGACTCACCAAAAATCCAAGTGTAATTAACGATTCGACGAACACTCGTATCTTCATTGGTGGTGCGACAGGAAATATGGGTGTGGGCACAGATGCTCCCCGAGATAAGCTCGAAGTGAACGGTAATGTGGTGGTAGGGACGAAACTTTCATTCTCGGGAAGTGTTACTGATGAACTTGGTAATGCGTTTATACAAGATAGACTCTATGATACTGTTCGCGGTAAATCGGAACTTCTCATATTCAAGGGTAATGACTCCAAAAATATTGCTGGTCCAGATAGAATTCGTTCAGTTGCAGCCGAGCACGTTTTCCAGATTTACGATGATGTTACCGGACTTACACAAGGTGAAATCGCGGGTGTTGTAGATGGCGCAGGTTCTACGGCTGTAAGATCACTCACATTAACAAACAATGGTGTGTGTGCTATTGGTGAATTATCGCAATCAGAAGTTGATAGTCTCGTACCAGGGGGTGCGACTCTAGATTCAGGTACACGTCTATTTGTGAAGGGTGGTGTTCAGTTTGCTCAAAATCAAAAGCTTAAGTTTGGTAAACTTGACGTTTACACAGCTGTTGGAGCTTCAACTCTCAATATTATTGATAGTTTAGATACCACTGATATTTCATTTAGACAAAATGATACTGAATACGCTCGCTTCAAAAATACGGGTCGAATTGGCTTTGGTACCAATTCACCAGACACTAATGTACACGTGTATTCCAGTTTAACGACTGACGTGGATGTTCTCAAACTTGAGAGTCCTGCGAATTCTGGAACTAAAAAGGCGGGTATAAGTCTAACAACAGATACTGGTAAGGGTGGATATGTAAGAGGTTTTAGTGACTCCACCCATTCCGTACATGGTACAGTGATAGGTGCTGTAAATGGGGGAACGGAGGGAGATGGTATTCATATAATACACACTTCAAATG